GAACACCGATGGCCTCTTTGGTCTCCTTGACCTGTTTTTTTGCCTTTTCAAGGTTCTCTCTATAGGCCCTTAGTCGAATCTCCTCTACGTCAGAAACCACACCAGGAGTCCCTGCTGAATTCAAGACCGAGAGGCCAAAACCCCGCCTCTTTTCGGCCATCTCCTTGCGCTGTTTTGACACCGCCTCTTGAAGCACCAATTGAGCTTCTGCATTTTCCAATGTCGCTTTGGCTGTCTTGAGGTGCCCTTGAGCTTCCCTCTGGAGCTCTTCTTGTTGGTCGGCAGATGCTCCAGAAGCAAGTATGATTTTCTCTCTCAGCGTCTCCATGGCATCAGCATGGGCGCTTGCTGCTTTTTCTGCCTGAGACTGTCTTGTTGACAGATAGTACAATCCAGCTGCCATGCCTGTTATGGCAAGCCCGATAGGCCCACCGAAGAAAGCCATGGCCGCTGATAATCCGCGCATTGTGGACGTTGCCGCGACCCCAGCCACGGTTGACGCTTTGAGTGCCGCGGCGTGCCCAGCTGTTGCTGTTGTCGATGCGATCGTCGCCGCCCGGAGCTGCATGTGAGCTGCCGCTGTGGATCTGGTTAAAGCTGTTTGCGTGGCTAGGCTTTGGTTAGTGGCGGTTGCAGCTACCGCCTTCTGCCCTGCCGCTTTGAGGGACGCTGTGGCCTCAACCTGCTTTGCTGCTGCTGAAGCTGTCACGGCGGCCGTCTCTGCTACGGTGGCAAGCCTTGCTGCCTTGGTGACGCTAATATAGTCAGCCATCGCGAATGTGGCCTTGTTGAGCGCGCCGCCTGCAAACCGAGCCACCATGATAGTCCCAAGGAATACGATTGCATCGCCAACTTCTTCGATATTCTCAGAAAGCTCAATCAGCCCCTTTGATATTGCTTCCGATGCACCTAAAGCCTTGTCCTGCTTCCCAATATATTTGGTGAACTCATTATCCAGAACGGTAAGCGCCTGCCCTATGGTGGACACCGTTTTTCCGAAATGCAGTTCAATATCTTTGCCGGCGTTTAGGAACGCCTTAACCAGAACCTGAGCTGTGACTTCACCCTCATGAGCCATCTCACGGAACTTACCAATATCGCCATCACTGATCTGGTTGGCGAGTAATTGCCCCAGGGCCTGGTTCTCAAGAACAGACCGCAACTCATCACCGCCCAAGCGGTCAGAGGCGATACCCTGAGAAAGCTGGATTGAGGACTGAGCGGCCTCGATCGGTGTTGAGCCGCCGGCAATGAATGCTTTCTGGATTGTCTCGGTAACTTGAAGAAGTTGTTTTTGGCTCAGGCCCAGCTTTTTAGACGAGACAGCAAGCCGGGAGTAAAGGATCGCTGACTCTTTCACGCCGACGCGGCTACGGGCGGCAACCTTGAATAACTGTTCTTCAACCGCGATAAGCTCGACCTGAGATGACGTCACAATCCGAAGGCGGTTCTGCAGCTCTGTGTAGGAGTCGGCGTAACTGGTCAGGGCATTTGTTGCCAGGGCAGCTGAGAACCCACCGAACACGGCCATCAAGCCAAGCATTGTTGTTCTGAGGAATTCGGCGCGCTTGTTCATGTCGCCGAATGCGCGGGAAGCCGCTACGAAATTATGAGTGCGAAACCCCTTGTTGGTCGAGTGACGAAGGCGGTCGACAGACCTTGTGGTGTTGTCGACGTTCTTCCTCATTCTACCGGTTGCGGTGGTGGTGCGCCGGGATAGGTTCGCCATCCCGGCGGCAAAGGGGCCACCATCGACTTCGGCAGTGATTAAGAGGGAACCAACGATCGTGCGGTCAGCCATTTACTTCCCTCCAATCCCCTTAAGCATCGCCACCATTTCGGCGCCGCTCTGGGGTTTTTTACGCTTGCCAAGTAGGTCATCAAGTTTTGGATACTTCTTTGTATCCGTCCGAAGCAGGGCGCCACTCATCCACGCCAGAGTGGTGTCTCGTTGTTTTTGCCTGCTTAGGGTTTCGGTGACGTAGATATCGAGCTCATGGAGGGTTAGCTCCCAGAACTCATCCGGTTTCAATCCAACTCGGAAGGCCCATTTTCGCTTTCGTTCGATAAGGCTTCCTTCAGGAGAAGGTCCGCTTTTTTTTTAGTTTCGTCCTCCTGTTTTTTCAGCTCTTCGCAGAATGACTTGAAATCGGTTCCGCGAACAGAAAACGAAATCGCGTCGAGCAAGGGGACATACATCTCCTTGATTGGATGATCCACGAACGCCTCCGCCCCGATGACTTCACCTGCCTTGTCACGAAGGCCAAGGTTCATCAAAAAGATGCACATGGTTACGGGGCTTTTCATGTCCACCGTGCCGGCCTCAAGGGAGCCAGCGATCAGCACCCACCAGTCCACCCCGTACTCAGCCTCGATTGAGGCCAAGTCATTCAGGGTGAACCGAAGGTGTGCACCGGTCACGAGATCAGAGACGCCAACTTCGCCGCGGTACTTGTTTGCCATCTTATACCGTTGTCCAGACAGGCTGACCATTGACCCGAAGCGTCACGGGCCGTTCGATGATGTTGTCCACGGCAATGGCAAGGCCAAGGTTGGTGACGTAAGCCGCAAAACTGACCTTGTTTTCACCACCGGTAAAGACTGTCGACAGGTCGATTTCGAAGTTGGTCAGCGTATTCGCGTCATACTTCGCCTTCAGGCCCGTCGTGGAATCCTGTGTGGCGTGGGTTGGATCAAAGTGCATGGTCAACGTCACTTCGCCGGCGTCCTTCAAATGCGGCCGAAATTCCCGATAGCCGCCGGTCGATGCCAGGTGGGTTGTTTCCACCGTTTCAACTGACTCACCGGGCCCGTCGATGTTCGCCACATTGGCAAGCGCTGCGAAGACTTCGGGGGAACCCCCGTCGCCCATATTGATGGTCACTCCAAGGCCCACCTGCCCCGTTGAAATCGTCATATCGTCATCCTTTTGAGATTTTGAGGTTTAGTAAACAGATGGATTAGCCCATCATTCGGTTGAAGTAGATTTGGGAAGTCGCCCCATGCTGCGCCGAATATTGCATCGCAGCCGTGCGCGCTTGGAACGTTTCCACGCCGCACTTTTTGCAAACCCATCGATCAGCTCCGCCCCATGGTTCTTTTTTCATCTCGCAGCCGGCGGCTTTTCTGGGCAGCGCCCTTGGCGCCAACTTCCGGGTCGATGCTGTTGGGGCCTTAGCGCCAGCGGACGAAGAAGTCGATTGTGCGCCTGTGGACTGTGTTGTCGTCGGAGAAATCGGTGGCATCTGTGCCCCCCTTAAAGATTATGGCTGAATAGCCGGCAATGGCCCCATTGAAGTCCTTCAGTGCGGAAATGACCGCTTTCCCCAAGTTATCCGTCGCGGGATAGTTCAAGGTCACGCACTCAACTTGGACCCGCGCGTTTGGATATCCGCTGGCGCCAGTTAAGAGATAGCCCTCATTCTCAGAGACCAGTGTTGCCGTGATGGCGGGCATGGTCGCTGTAGCCGATAAGGCGTTTGGCTCAATCTGATCACCCACGATCCCGTAGACCGTAGAGTCCGCCAAGAGTGCCTGGATCACGATTGAAACGGCGCTCATCCAATTTTCACCAGATCACCATCAACAAAGAAGGAAATTGTCACCTCGGACTCTCCTTCTGCATTGTGCTGCAGCCCCAAAGCGGTTTGCCCCGGCAATGGCACGTCATTCTCATCGCAGAGGATCAAGCCACGCCCGGCCATTTCGCCGGTTTCAATTGTTCTCAGCACAAGTTTCATTATCGCCTCTTGTTTCTGGCTCTCAGCCTGGCTGCCTGCTTGATGACCTGCCCGCGCAGATCTTTCATGATGAAATCGAGAACCTGATCGCCATTGCTGTCAAAGGCAGGTCTCATGAACGGCCTTGCCCTTGCCCCAGGGTGCATGCGGTTCCGCTTCGGTTGAAAGTGAGGCGCTGTCCCAAACTCGACCAGATGGGCAATTTTCTTCCCCCGGTTCCGCCCGCCCAGGTAGAACTTCGGGTTGCTCCGCTTGCGGCCCTTGGCCTTTTCAGTGAATAGGTTGGAGATCAGTCGGCGTTGTGGCGGGGTAAACGCCCCTAGTGACCGGTTTATAAGCAGGTTTGCCCTGGCTGATTTCCGTATGATCGTCATGCCTTTGCGGATAGAGGCATCCAAAGCAGGACCACCGAACGTTCTTCCTAGTTCCAGCAAGGCAGCCTGAAGCTCCCGCTCACCACGGATCTTCATTACAGGTCTTGCCATGATCCTAGTTTGCGGCCGCTTCGGCGCTACTGACTTCCCGAACCTGGAGCATCGTTTCTCCATGGTTGGTGTGGTCGGTCTGGATGGCCTCTATGTCGAAATAGGCCTTCCGGGTTTCGTCATCGAAGGTTCCCTCGGGGTCGACAACCATTCTCATGGCAGTCGTAACACCGTCTAGGTCGTAATAATCCCCGCGAACCGTGTGGCTGACCGTTCCATCAACAACGCCGGCCTCGCGCCGCTCACGCCCGCGCTTTGGTTCAAGCTGGACCCATGCGTCCCTGTCGGTCGCCCAAGTCACGATTGGAGTGTTGAATTCGGCATGACGCCCTGTTTCGGTCCGGTTTTCAAAGCGAGCATATACAGACCGATCCCCGGGGCGCGCCATCAGAGGTTCCCGTTAGGAATGCGGTATTGGCCAGCTGAATGTTGAAGCCCGGCTATCACCTGCCTGTTTACAAGCACCAGGCGAGGCTCTGCAAAGGAGTCCGTCGGTGTCTGGTAATATTCTGCTGCAAGGATCTTGATCGCCCGGATCAGGCCCCGCGCCCGCGCCTTAATGGCCGCTATATCCCCATAACCGGCCATGAAGGTGATTTCGACCGCTTCGGGGTGATTGTAAACACTTGGCCATGATTGGCCGTCAGCAAGCAGGATGGCTCCATACAGGCCGGTTTTGACGATATTGACGGTACTTGTTGTCAAGCTCGGGGAGCTGGTTTCATCAAGCATCGTCTGCCAGACGTTATCGCTATCCCGATATCGGATCTTCGTTACCTGCTGCAGTGGCGGAAGCGGGAGCTCGATTTCGTTGGTGTAGATCCATGTGAACGTTGGGTTGCCATCGGCGTCGGAAGTCAATTTCTTTTTGACGAACCCGGGCAGGGTCATTGTCCAGGTTTGCGTAAGGATCGAACGCCGAAGCCAACCATAACGCCCGTCAAGGTAGTTGTAGGCCTCATAAATGGCGGTTTCGATTTTGTCGTCTTCCCGGCTATGGCGGATACGCATGGCTGCCTTAACGTCGGCAATTGAAACCAGAGTAAGGATCTCTGCTTCCGGCGGCGCTGTGGTTAAGGTCAGATCCATTGTTACCCTCTTCTTTCTCCTGATCGGCCAGCTTTCTTGCGCTGATCGCCCTTCAGGTGGTCCATATAAAAGGCCAATTCCGACTGAAACCAGACGTGGCCACGGCCATTTGGCGTTAGGTCTTGCTCTTTCAACCCCACCGTCCGGTAGGCCTTCAGGCAGGCGTCAAACACAAAAGCACTGTGCCATTCGGCCAATTTGAAAACTTCAGCAGTTCGATATGTTTGAGCCAAAGACATCAGAAAATCACGAGTTATCGGGCTCAGACGAACCGCCCAGAAGCCGATTTCCGAGTGTTTGCTCCCGCGACCCAAGTAGCAAATGTCTTTATACCCAAGAAGGCCAGGAACAAAATCCAAAGGAACCTTCTTGTGGGTGATGACGTCGGCGTCGAGCCAAACCAAAATATCACCGTCCGCCATATCCAGCGCCGCATGTTCGGGAATGAACATCTGGCGACAAAATTTCACAGCGTCAAAGCGGTAACTGTAACCCTTATCGATTTCTTTCTGGCGCCACCCCGTTACAGGCTCATGACCACATGCGGTTGGATTGCCAATGTATTTGCTAATAAAATCGTCGACACCTTCGCAGAGAGACAAACTCAACACATCAATGCCAGGGCAATCTTCCGGCTCTTCGGTGTAGGCGACAAACTCAACCTCTTTAGGCCAGAACTGGCGAAAGGTACTCGTGCAAGCTTTGGCATATTCTCGATATCCCGCGGGGGACCAGCCCGTAACAACCCTGATCATGTGTGGCCCCCGCCATTCATTCTGATCACCACGCCTGAGAGATACCCGTCATCAACGTAAAGGCAGTGATGTGCCAATTTGGCTACCTCGATCGACTTCAAAAACCGCGCTTTCGGGTGCTCCTTCGCCCGCCTGGCCACGTCCTCCTGGTCATCCCGATCCGTCGTCATCCTGGCATCTTCAATGATGGTGGGTGAGATACACACCAACTGCTGTTTAGGGAAAACGAGCCTCGTGGTTTCAACGAAATTGTGCAATTTGGCCTTTGCATCAGCGTAAGGCTGGCAATAACTCCCCAAATACGCTGACTCGGATCCGATCACACAAATTCTCGCCGCAGGATCCGCGAACAGAACTTTGCAGATAATTTCCTTCGGCGTGAGATAATTGGAAACTTCAATTGACCTGCGCTCAGCGAACGTCATTTCAGCGGCCGTTTTGGGCAACAGTTTCCCAATGCAGATCAGGTAGCGTCCACCTGTCCTGCGTTTAAACTCCAGAGGGGCATCATGCGCGACGATCTCGGCATCTTCCGCGCTGGGGATCAAACGCCCCATCTCAAAGGCTATTGTGCTTTTAGCGCCCCATATCGCAATCACGACATGCCCATGATGGCAAAGATCTGGCGTTCGGCATCAAGTACGGCATCTATCTTACCGGCGCGCACCCAGATTTTTCCAAGGCCGTCGGTTTCAACATCAACCAACCTGGCATCAGCTGCAGACTTGGGCATCGCTCGAATTCCGGCCTTCCAATCGGCCAGCGCGTATTCGTCCCGGATCGCTGGGTAGTAGCCAGCCATTTGATCCATCATCAAATGGCAAACGCGCTTTCCATCTTGGCCAGACATGGAGTCCAGGGCAGACTTTGCACCTGCCCATGTTTCGGATCGAACTGCCGGCGTATATTTGGCAGAGGTCAAGCTGCAAAGCCGGTCATCCCATGGATAAACCGAACTGAACGGCCCATCCATTATGGTGACTGCCTTGTTGTCTGGGCCTTCCAAAATAGCCGTTACGCAGGCCTCGTACCGGTCAATTTTGTCATTATTTGCCGATGAGAAGGTGCAGTCGATGACCCACTCATGCGCACCGGCTTCCTCACCATTTGAATTCAAGGTGACTAGGCCTTTAAGTTTTTGAGTGAAGTATTCCCGCGCTTCCCTGATGACGATATGGCGCTCACCAGTGAGAACCGCACCCTCAACACGCTTCAGGCCAAATTCCTTCGGATCATCAATTTCGATCAGCTCAACCTCACCCTTCAAAATCTGAAGGTAAGTGCCGAAATCAACCAGGCTTTCGTCCTCAGCAATCGCGTAGATGTTCGTTGCAATGCTCCGGGTCAAGTGACCATAGCGCTGCATAAAGCTCCGATGATTTCTTTGACACAACTCCCTAGTGCGCTGTGACCTGGGGTAATGGAACCCAAGGTGAAGGCGCGCTGGGTTTGCACCAGAAGCACCGCAAAACAGGTGACCACCTATTTCATGAAGATCGACTTCATGACCGGCATTTTTCAGCGCCAGGGCGGTCGAGCAACCATACCAGCCACCGCCTAGAATACGGATTTTCATTACAATTCCTTCAGTTGGGGGGCGATCACAGACCAGGCCATGCCGCTTGAGATCTCACTCAGAGACCATTGGCAATAAGCCAGGTTTTGCAACCATCGCAGGCGTTTCTTGTCGCTTGCCATGTAGGGGCTGTCAACATCGGCTATTGAGGTGGATGAAATCGTCTTCCCGATGCCATCACCCAGAACAATTGAAGGCGTTCCCTCGCAAACGGCCTCGAAGCAAGCATTGGAACCATGCGTCACCATCACATTTGACTGGCTTAACAGGTCTTTCAGGCTTTCAGACTTTGTTGCGGAGAACTCCGCCCCCCGAACAGGAACCGCATCGTTCCAGCTCGGTTTGGGGCGGTAGACAATAGGGCGATTTGAGTGGCCCCTGATTTCGTCAATCACGCCCTGGGCGTATTGCGTTGGCTCCATAATATCGTTGAAATCGTGATATTTAGCGCTGGAACCCGCATAGAGGATGCTGCCACCACGATAATCCCACGGCTTTGGCTCAATTCCGATGGCTTCCCACCGGTTGCCTGGGCAGTCGGTCTGGGCAAGAAAGGATATCGGGTGATGCTGATTGACCGAAACCCGATACATATCCCGTCGATTGCCTGAATACCCCTTGTCAAAGAAGATTACCTGACGCCCGGCTTCCCGGTGCATATCGAACAACCTCTTGGACTTCACCCCGAACATGCAAGCAATGTCGCTTAATTCAGGCTCTTCATTGGTCCATCGAACCTTAAACGCAACGCCATGAGCCGACAAACCAGCCACCATCGCTTTGGCAAGAGCAATCTCCCGCGGCTTCCTTGCGCTCCAGAATGTCACCCTCAAGGGATCAACCCCTCATCTTTCAGGTGCCGCCAGGGAGTGCCCCGGTGGATCTCCTGCACATTCCACTGGCAATAGGCGATATCGGAGAGCCATTGAATGCGATCATCAATAAAGATCGGGCTTTCAATCCCGGATAGATCACTTGCCCCCATAACTGAGGCAACCCCCTCTTCACAGAAGGCCGGCAACCCTGAAACCAATCCATCAACCGCCACATTGGAGTGATGTGTCACCACCGCATGACAATTGAACATTGCCGCACCTAACGGCTCAGATTTCGGGCTGTATGTTGTCCCCTCGATCGGAACGGCCCCCCGCCAACTTGGCTTTGGCCTGTAAACAATTTCCCTGTCTGTGTTCTGCAGCAAGGTTTCGACGGTCTTGATCTCCCACTCGTTGGGTTTGAAACCAGCGTGGAAAGCTGCCTTGTCGCTCATACCCGCCACAAGCACCCTTCGCCCAAATCTCCTGGGGCTTACGTTGATCCTGGTTTCTCTAAACCGCCTCTTCGAATGCTTCTGCCTCTGAAAGTATTCCGTAGGGTGCCGGCTGTTCACGGTAATCTTGTGATACCCGACGTTTCGGCCGCCCTTGAGACGGTTCCAGTATCCCATATCCACGAATACGACCGGTTTTCCTACATCTTGGTAAGATTTATATACATGGGTCAAAGACCCGTGCATGCCGTAGAACACTGCAACATCGTGTTCAGCGCCCCGAAAACTACTGCTTTCAAGAACCGTAGGCAGATCCCCGACAGCGCGCACCCCATAAGACATTGCCTCAGCGATCACCCGTGATCGGGTTTTCGGACTTCGGTAGACAGCTACCCTAAGAGCCATTTAAACGGCTCCCCTGATGCGATTTCTTTTCCCGTCCATTGAGCCCACGAAATGTCGTGAAGCGCCCGGCTCCGATCGCCAACGAACGGGGTTTCAATTTCACCGTTCTCCAGGGAATAGCCGGCCCACCTACCTATCCAATTTGGCATATCATAGAAAACAGGGCACCCCGCCACGATCGACTTGATCCCAGCACCGCTACCCCACGTCACCGCAGCCCAATACCCGGTGAAATCCGGGTCGTTTCGGGTCTTCATGGCCCCAGGGTGGTGACGAACCACGATTTCCCTGTCTGTCAGCTGCTTCAGGCGGCCTACGATCTCGTTTGGCCATTCCTTCGGCATTGCTACCCCGGGCTCACCAAGTCCGCGCTGAGGCAAGACCAGGATGGCATCACCGTCAGATCTCCATGGCGAAGTTGATACACCGAAGCGGCTTATTTCTGTTTGCGGGTCACTTTCGGCCATATCGGAGCCATATTCCCATGTCCCGGCGCCATTATGGTGCGATCGGCACAGAGCGAAGCAATGGCTTCCATCTTCATCGTGCCCTATCCAACCATTTTCGGCGACCAGGACCGTTGCCCCGGCATCCTCGAAACGCTTGCAGAATACTTCATCTCTTGGGTATCGGTTCCAGACGACAAGCACGTCCTCGGGGTTCGGCGGTGTTCCATTATAGCCTTCGCAGCGGAATCCCATCCGGCCCAGGCCTGAAACGAAGGCATCGCGCCGATAATGAGGGGTTGGCTGCAGGGTGATATAGGCCTTTTTCACCTCAGCCTATCCAATCACTATACTGAGCAAACCATTCTTCATGGTACTCAGCGCTCTCATATCCAGGCATTAAGGGAAATCCGTCTGTCCAATGCACAAGTTTGGCGTCGATAGTTGGGTCGGTATGCCCCACCAGGTAGTTCCACTCCTGGGGCAGTTCGCCAATGAGGTCATCCTCAAGCCAGCAAAACCTATGCAGATCCCGGCCAGGCAGGGTGTTCACCATTTCAAGGGTCAAGGCCTTATTGGCCTCATGGTCGCAATTGAACAGCATCACCGAAGACCAGTTTTTCCGGGCGTATCGCGTTTGCATCTGCCCGTCCATCTTCAGGCCTTCTTCGGGCTCATGCTTGTGTTTGACCACCATCACGGCCTTTGATGGATCCGCCAAGGCAAACAGTTCATCAATGTCCGCCCGGGCCATCATATCGCAGTCCATGAACAGAGCCCAGCCAGACACGGCTATGATTGGGACCAGAAACCTTGAACACGCAAATTCTGTCGACATAGGCGCTTCTGAGATCGTATCCCACATCTGCCCGTCAACCACTGTCTGGGGGCGGGTGTAAAGGCTCCGCTGCTTCAGATTGGCAAGATCAACACCGTAGGTCGGTATGTTGTCCCTCATGCCCAGCTCGATACTCTGCCTGCAGACGGCATAAGCCGCGATTTCCCTTGGATCGTAACCAATCCATATTGATTTGGGG